GCGCGTTGTGCGCCAGTACGACATCAACAACGACCGCCTGCCTTGCCGTATCGACGTTCTGTACGGCTACTCGGTCATCCGCGCCCCGATGGCTTGCCGTCTCTGGGGCTAACAGGTAAAAATAGGAGCACACGACAATGGCAATTCCTAGCGTAGGCAATGGCTACCAGTTCAACGATGGTAACCTGAACGAGGTCAAGATCAACGTTGCACCGGTCCCCACGACGGCCGCTGACACCGCGACCTTAACCGCTGCACAGTTGACCAACGGAATTATCCTTGGTTCCCCGACGACCACGGCGTCTTACACGTTGCCGACCGTGGCTAACCTGGAACTCATCCTTGACAATGCGAAAGCGGGCGTCACGTTTGATTTCCGCGTCATCAACGTCACGGGTTCCGGCGTTATCACTGTGCTCACCAACACCGGTTGGACAATTGGCTCCAGTGGCTCGCAGGGTCTGATGACCATCGCGGCTACGGCTGGCACGGTCCGCACGTTCCGTGCCCGCAAGACTGGCGATGCCGCTTGGGCGTTGTACGCCATCTCGTAAACAACCTGGCGGGCGGCTTTGGCCGCCCGTCTCCTTCTGGAGGGGCTATGATCTACCTGATGCATTACCGTCATGGCGTTAAAATTGCCACGATGGAGATGGAAGCGCAGTACGACGAGATGAACGGCTGGGTGCGGTTCGACCCGGAAGAACTCGCAGCCCCGATGGCCGAAGAGGCCGTCGAACAGCCCGCCTACGACTTGCCAGAACCGGCACTTGAGGCTAATGTGCTGGCCGAGGCCCCGCGCCGCCGCGGGCGCCCGCGCGTGACGAAGGACGAGTAGCATGACAACGGCCGGCGACATCATTAATGGTTCCCTGCGACTAATTGGTGTGCTGGCCGAAGGCGAAACGCCGTCCTCCGAGACGGCGCAGGACGCCCTGAACGCCATGAACCAGATGATCCAGTCGTGGAACATCGAGCGGCTGTCCGTCTTCTCTACCCTTGATCAGGTCATCAACTGGCTGCCCGGCACTATCAGCGGTACGCTTGGGCCTAGCGGCACCCTTGGGGCCAAAACGGCTGCCGTTACGTCTGCCAGCGGCAACGGTACAGTCGTTACGATGGGTTACACCAGCGTCTACACGTTCTTGGTCGGCGAAATCATCACCATTTCGGGCATGACGCCCAGCACGTACAACGGCACGTACACCATCACGGCGACGGGCGTGGGCACGTTCTCCTTCGCCAGTACCGTGACGGCGACGGCCACCGTGTTCGGAACAATTACCCACTCAACCATTCAGCGGCCCGTACAGATAGACGACAGCAGTTACTTCCGCGACCCGGCCAGCGGCATCTCCTACGGCATCAAGCTCATCAACCAGCAGCAGTACGACGGCATCGCCGTCAAGACAGTCACCAGCACGTATCCGCAGGTCATGTTCGTCAACATGACCTACCCTAACCTGGACCTGTATGTGTACCCTGTGCCGACCAAGCTGCTGGAGTTTCACTTTATCTCGGTCCAGCAGTTAGACGAACCCGCCAATCTGGCGACCGATTTGGCCTTCCCGCCCGGCTACCTGCGCTGTTTCCGCTACAATCTGGCCTGCGAGCTGGCGCCTGAGTTCGGCGTCGAGCCGTCGCGGCAGGTGCAGCGCATCGCCATGACGTCCAAGCGCAACCTGAAGCGCATCAACAACCCCGACGACATCATGGCGCTGCCCTACAGCATCGTCGGTACTCGTCAACGGTTCAATATTTTCGCTGGGAACTACTAATGGCTGACACTAAAATCTCCCAACTTCCGGCGGCTACGACACCCCTGACGGGGCTTGAAGCCATTCCTATGGTGCAAACTGGGGCCACCGTACAGGCGCCGGTTTCTCAGATCACCAATGTTGTTGCGGCTACTCTCAATCCGCCTAACAACCGCATCATCAACGGTGATATGCGGATCGACCAGCGGAATGCGGGTGCGAGCGTAACTCCGACTGTCACTGGCACCTACACGTTGGATCGCTGGTTCGCTAACTTGAGTGTCACGTCTAAGTATTCCGTTCAGCAGCAGACCTCTATCGTCCCGGCTGATTTTACCCATGCACTCAAAGTTACTTCCCTTTCTGCCTATAGCGTTGCAGTTGGTGAGCAGTTTGCCATTTTGCAGGGCATTGAAGGCTTCAACTTTGGTGACTTTGGTTTCGGCACGGCAAGCGCAAAATCAGTCACGCTGTCGTTTTTGGTTTATTCCAGCTTAACGGGTACATTTGGCGGCTCGCTGCAAAACGGCGCTGCAAACCGCTCCTACCCGTTCACTTATTCCATCATTTCCGCAAATACGTGGACGCAGATCAGCATCACTATCCCCGGCGACACTACCGGAACATGGACGAGCAACAACTCGGCTGGGGCTTATATTTCCTTTGGCCTTGGCGTTGGCACGACCCTTAGCGGCACTGCTAACACATGGGCCGCCGCTAACTACCGCTCTGCTACGGGCGCTGTCTCCGTAGTCGGCACCAACGCCGCCACTTGGTACATCACTGGCGTCCAGCTTGAACCTGGCACCGTCGCCACGCCATTCGAGCGCCGCCAGTATCAGCAGGAGTTGGCGCTATGTCAGCGGTATTATCAGAAGAGTTACGCTATGGAGTTGGTTCCCGGTACAGTTACCGCGCAGGGCGCACTTATGATAACCGCTGCTGACAGCTCTGTTTTGACACGCATGTCGTTTGGTACGCACAGATTTGTAGTCCCCATGCGTGCAACGCCTACTGTTACGCTGTATGGGACAAACGGGACAAGCGGAGTGATAAGCCTATACAACGCCGCCAGCACGACACTGACATTCTCTTCGTTCTCTAACCAGTCACCAAACGGTATTGCGGATTTTGCCACGTTCACAACGGCATCCACGGCTGGACAGAGCTACCTTGCACATTACACCGCCAACATAGAGCTATAAAATGTACACCAACGCACAATACACTCTCAATGTTTATGGTGATGTTTCAGGTATTCGTGTGGATATCAACGGCGTGACAAGCTCCGTACCGCTTGACCCCGCGAACACAGATTACCAGAACATCATGGCACTGGTAGACGCTGGCGAACTCACCATCGCCCCGGCGGACGCTCCCTGATGCTCTGCCCGCTCCCTCGGTACTGGATGTGTCATGCGGTGATTGCGCTGTTAATCGCCGCATCCATCTGGCCGGTGTTTGGCCTTTTCGCAGGACTAACGGCGGGCGTCGCGTTCTACGCAGGCCGCGAATACACACAGTGGGAGAGCGGCTTGGCTTTTGACTGGAAAGGCGTTGCGGCGCCGCTTGTTGCGTGCGTCTTGGTTCTCGGGGTCTATCTTTATGCGCGGTAACAAGTAATATGCAAACGCCAATCCTCGGTTCGTCCTATGTGGCCCGCAGCGTTAACGCTGCGGACAGCCGCATGGTGAATCTGTTTCCCGAGGTCGTGCCGGAGGGTGGCAAGCAGGCCGCGTTTCTTAACCGTGCGCCAGGACTGCGGTATCTTGCAACGGTCGGCCCCGGTCCCATCCGCGGGCTGTGGTCGCCGCAAATTACCGGATCGGACGCCTACGTTGTATCCGGCCCCAACTTCTATCGTATCAGCTCCACTTACGCCGTTACGTTGATCGGCACGGTTGGCGGTACAGGCCCAGTGTCCATCGCCGACAACGGCACGCAGATCTTCATCGCCACCAATCCCAACGGCTACATCTACAACATGAGCACGTTGGCTTTTGCCCAGATCACCGACCCGGACTTCCCAGGTGCGGCTACGGTGGGCTATCTTGACGGCTATTTCGTCTTCAATGAGCCCAACAGCCAGAAAGTATGGGTGACTGCGCTGCTGGACGGCACCAGCGTTGATCCGCTGGATTTTGCCAGCGCAGAAGGCTCGCCTGACCAGCTCATCAGCGTGAACGTCGATCACCGCGAGGCGTGGCTGTTCGGTACATCTACAGTTGAGGTGTGGTACAACGCAGGCACTGCCGATTTCCCACTGCAACGTATTCAAGGCGCTTTTAACGAGTTGGGCTGCGCGGCCGTCTATTCGGTCGCCAAACTTGACAACACGTTGTTCTGGCTCGGTTCGGACGCGCGCGGGCGCGGTGTCGTCTACCGCGCCGAAGGTTATCGCGGCACACGTGTTTCGACTCATGCAATTGAGCACGCCATCCAGAACTACAGCACGATTTCCGACGCCATTGGCTACTCCTACCAGCAGGAAGGCCACAAGTTCTACGTCCTCACGTTCCCTACGGCTGACGCCACTTGGGTCTATGACACTTCTACGGGTGCGTGGCATGAACGCGCCGGGTGGCGGAACGGACGCCTGACCCGGCACAGGTCCAACTGCCAGATGAACTTCAACAACGAAGTCATCGTCGGAGACTACGAAAACGGGTTTATATACGCTTTCGATCTTAACGTGTACCGCGATCACATCTACGTGCAGAAGTGGCTACGATCTTGGCGCGCCCTTCCTACGGGAACTAACACGCTCCGGCGCACGGTGCACCACACGCTCCAGCTTGATTGTGAGAGCGGCGTTGGCCTTGATGGCAGCCCCGACGCAGTGGGGTCGCAAAACCTTTTGACGGAAGCGGGCGCGTCTCTTATCACCGAAGCCGGCATTTACATCGTCACCGATGACGAGTTACTTGTCGGCGCCGCTACGGACCCGCAGGTTATGATGCGCTGGTCAGACGACGGCGGACACACATGGTCCCGCGAGCACTGGACGTCGATGGGTCCTATTGGCCGCTATGGCCATCGCGTGTTCTGGCGCCGGTTGGGCATGACGCTCAAGTTGCGCGACCGCGTGTATGAGATTTCGGGGACTGACCCTGTCAAGGTAACAATCATGGGCGCGGAGCTTCTTCTCGATGGCACTGCTTCCTAGCATCACGCAAATACCGGCGCAGCGCGTGCCGATCAACGAGCGGCCCCGAGAGCCTGACTATCTGGCGCGAGAGTGGTATCGCTTTTTTGATAGCCTGCACACATACATTCCGACGCCCGTCACGTTCGTGCCGACCCTGACGTCGGTCACAAACGTAACGTCGCTAACTGCGGGCACATGTTTTTACAACCAGATGGGTACAACCATCACGGTAACGGGCAGCATTACGCTTGATCCTGCGACTACCGGCAACACGGTATTCCAGATGGACCCCCCGGTGCTTGATGGGCTTACGGTAGACCAAGCGGCGGGCATGTTCATCACCACGGCGGCGGGGGCCGCCGACGTGGGGTCCGTCACCGTTGCGTCCAACAAACTCCAGTTTCGCCTTAACGCTGTAAGCGCAGCGTCCGCCATCTACGTCTTCAATGTCAACTACCAGATACGTTAGGTTTGCCACATGAGCGTGACCCTTTCTCCCCTTGCTGGCGCTGCGGCCCAGTTCTTTGACGATAACGGCGACCCCCTTACGGGTGGCAAGCTATACACCTACGCTGCTGGCACGACGACGGCCAAGGCGACGTACACCGATTACACGGGCGCGCAGGCGCACAGCAACCCGATCATTCTGGACGCTGCCGGGCGGACGCCAAGCGAAATTTGGCTGACTTTTGGCGACGCCTACAAGTTCATCCTGAAAGACAGCAACGACACGCTGATCGGCACTTTCGACAACATCGACGGTATTCCGCCCTTCTATACGGCGCGCGCCTGGGTGGTGTTCAACGGCTCGTCGGCGTCTATATCCGCCAGTTTGAACGTCACCAGCGTGGTCAAGAACGCTACGGGCAACTACACCATCACCTTCACGACGGGCATCCTTGCCAATGCCAACTACGCCGTGAGCGGGTCGGCGCTGGGAACGACCAGCCTCGCTCCCTTCGTCTTTACCGACACCACGACGGCTCCCACCGCCGTGACCCTGCGCGTGCAGGTGCTGTCCCTCACCTGGCCTTCGGCCTCGCCGGCCACCGCGGCCTACGACAGCACACGGATCAGCGTCGCGGTGTTCGGGTGATTGAGGTTCTGCAGCATCATTTTGGCGAGACGCTTGACCTGCCGCCGCCTGCGGTTGACTGGCTGCTGGACGTCTGGCGGATGATCCAGATGCTGGACGACATGGCGGACGGCGATCCGGTCAGCCGCGACGACCTCAACGGTGCCATCTGGGCGTCGCTCGTCACCATGCCGGGCAACCCGTTCTATCTCGCCAACGCCGCCGCCCTCCAGTCCGGGCTGGCCCTAGCCACCCTGAAATGGCAGGCGTCGGACGATGCCGAGCGGGCTGGCGAGGCCGACGCCCGGTCGTTCATGTGGCGGGCCGGGTATTACGATCTGGTTCTGTTGGTTGTCCTTTTGACGAAAGGCCACGCAAGTGCTATGTCTCAGGCCAAGGCGGTGATGCACCTCTATGGCGAGACGCTTCACGAATATTTGAAGGAGTTTTCCTAATGCCAGCACCCGTT